AGAAATAAATGGTAAAGAAAGTATATCAGAACCCAGAAGGTGGCTTAAACGCTAAAGGCAGGGCATACTTTAAGAACAAGGAAGGCGCTAACCTGAAGCCTCCAGTGTCTGCTAAGGAAGCTGCAAAGTCTCCTAAGAAGGCAGGGCGTAGGAAGTCTTTCTGTGCTCGTATGAGTGGTGTGCCGGGACCTATGAAGGATGAGAAGGGTAGACCAACAAGGAAAGCATTAGCACTTAGGAAATGGGATTGCTAAATGGCAAACAAAACTTATCTAGAACTTGTCAATGATGTACTGGTTAGACTTCGTGAGAACGAGGTTACTTCAGTCAACGACACAACATACTCCAAACTAATTAGCAAGTTCGTTAATGACGGTAAGAGGCAGGTAGAAGACGCATACAATTGGAATGCTCTGTCTGAAACCCTAACCGTTTCTACTACTGCTAACCTGTTTAACTACGTCCTCACTAATGCTGGCATTCGATTTAGGGTATTTGATGTTTTAAATGACTCTAGTAATTGGTTTTTAGAAAACGCTTCTACTAGTGACATGAACAATTGGTTTTTAAATCAAGCCCCCGAAGTCGGATCTCCTCGTTATTTTAACTTTAACGGTGTAGACTCAAATGGCGATACTCAAGTAGACTTGTATCCTATTCCTAATGCCAACTATATTATTAACTTTAATATTATTAAACCACAGGCACAACTAGCTCTTAACTCAGACCAGATAAAGGTTCCTGATGAGCCTGTTATATTCTTGGCCTATGCAAAGGCATTAGCAGAGCGCGGAGAAGATGGTGGGTTAAGCAGCTCTGAGGCTTATGCTTTATATCAAACATCTTTAGCAGATCATGTGGCAAACGAAGGCAATCATTATCCAGACGAATTTACTTGGGACGCTGTCTAATGGCATCTCCATCACAAACGGCTAGTATCGCAGCACCGGGATTCTTTGGACTAAACATCCAAGAGTCTGCAGTGTCTCTGTCTTCTGGCTTTGCGCTAGAGGCTAACAACTGCGTGGTTGATAAGTATGGTCGTATCGGTGCTCGTAGAGGTTGGACACCTGTAAACACAGCAGTCAACACAGACTTAGGCGCTGCTAACCCAGTAGAGTTTATGTTTGAGTTAACAGATAATGGGTCTAGTCAGTTCCTTAGTGCTGGTAACAATAAGCTGTTTACTGGCACTACAACGATGACCACCAAGGCTGTAAGAAACCAAGCTAACAGTGCAGACCTAACCTACACAATCACTGGTAACAACTGGCAGGGAGCTGCTCTGCCTTACGGCGATGGGTCTGCTGCAGAACCTCATGCATACTTAGTTCAGTCTGGTCATCCTATGCTGATGTACCATCGTATGGCTACTCCGGGAACTGGAGCTACGTTTACAGTTTCTACTGTCTCTAGCGGTGCTATCACTGGTTTGACTATTACTGCTGCTGGCTCAGGATACAATGTAGGAGATATCCTAACCTTGTCTGGTGGAACTACTGCTGCTACTGTGACTGTGGCTACACGATCTGGTACAGGAATCGCTACTGTAACTATTACCACTGGTGGAGCTGGTTATTCAGTATCTAATACGCTGACCAGCACAGTAACAACCACTGCTAACCCACACTCTCACACAGGCTCATTCGGCTTCCAGAGGCTTGCTGATGTAGGGACAATACCTTTGGGGTATTCTGTTGGTGACTTCGCTCCTAACTGCTCTCTAGCGGCTTATGGACGTATCTGGGTGGCAGACATTGCTGGAGATCCTCAGACAGTCTACTTTACTCGCTTACTAGATGGATCAGACTTTCAAGGTGGAGACTCTGGCTCTCTGTCCTTAAACGCTGTCTTCCCTAACTCGGATAAGATAGTTGCTATTGCAGCGCACAACGGATTCCTGATTATCTTTGGTCGTAATAACATTGCTGTTTATGCTAACCCAATCGATGTAACTGAGCTAACCTTAGCAGACTATATTCCTAATGTGGGCTGTATCGCTAGGGACTCTGTTCAGAGCACTGGTACGGATATTATCTTCTTGTCTGATTCTGGGGTTAGAAGCCTTCAGCGGGTTATTCAGGAGAAGTCCTTGCCTATGCGGGATATCTCCAAGAATGTACGGGATGAGTTGATGACTAGCGTGGCCTCTGAGACAGCGGCTAATATCAAGTCTGTCTACTATGACAGGGATGCTTTTTATCTTCTTAGTCTGCCGATTACTAAGTCAGTCTACTGCTTTGACATGAGGACTCCTCTGCAGGATGGTGCTGCTAGGGCTACCACATGGAGTGCTATAGAGCCTAAATCCTTTATTGTGACTAACTCCAAAGAGCTATACCTTGGTAAACCCGGATACATAGGAAAGTACTTTGGTCACACAGACAATGGGACTAATTATCGGTTTAGCTACTACACCAACTACTTCGACTTTGAGCAGCCTACCATAGAGAAGATCATGAAGCAGATTGGATTCGTGGTCATCGGAGGTTCTAACCAGAACGTAGCTGTCAAGTGGGGCTTTGATTATAACGAAAATTACTTTGCTTTTACGAAAAAGCTTGACACGGCGGTAGTTTACGAGTATAATATAGGAGAATATAATATTGCTGAGTTCTCAGACGGTATTGTCCTAGATAAGTTTAAGATACAGGCTGGCGGTACAGGGTCTGTTATGCAGATTGGACTAGAGGCTGAGATCAATGGTAACCCTATCTCTATTCAAAGGATTGACATCTATATTAAACAAGGAAAACAAGCATGAGTAATTATGTAAAAGCTACTAACTTTGCCGTCAAGGATGGCCTATCTACTGGAAACCCAGCCAAGATTATCAAGGGCACAGAGATTGATACCGAATATAATTCTATCGCCTCAGCTATCTCGTCCAAGGCAGACCTAAACAGTCCTACCTTTACAGGTACTCCAGCGGCTTCTACGGCCTCTGCAGGGACCAGCACTACTCAGATAGCTACCACGGCCTTTGTGACCACGGCTATAGCGGCTGCTACTGCTGCTCTGATCCCTTCAGGTATGATCATGATCTGGTCAGGCTCGGTAGGCTCTATCCCTGCTGGCTGGACGCTCTGTAACGGCTCTAACAGCACTCCAGACCTACGGGATAAGTTTGTTATAGGTGCTGGTTCAACCTATGCAGTCAACGGTACAGGTGGCTCTTCCTCTGTAACACCGTCTGGTACGATTAGCGTGACTGGTACTGCTCTTACTGAAGCACAGATGCCAAAGCACTTCCACTCTCTGCGTGGTCCTAATGGTCCGTTTAGTTCCACTGTTCCGTCTGCTACTGCGTCTGGTAGTGGTAACTACGGTGGTGGTACGCCTGATGACGGTACTCAAGCATACGGTACTAACTCTACTGGTGGAAATTCTGCCTCTGGTACGGCTGGTACAGGAACAAGCAACGGAGATACACACACCCACTCAGCTACATTTACTGGTACTGCAGGAACTGTTCTACCTCCGTACTATGCTCTTTGCTACATTATGAAGACCTGATGTACAAGTTTCCAGTAGTAAATAGACAAGAATATATAATGTACTTGGAGTTGTTTAGTAACTTATATTGGCTTCATACCGATGTGTTTAAGTGGTCAGCAGAAACAAAGAAACATTATATTCAAGATTTAAACCAGCTTCAATCACTACTTAATGCTCCTTTATATGGCTTAGTAGATAATGATAAGTTAGGTAGGTTTGGAGAAACATTAGGGTTTAAATTTATTAACACCATAGTAGGACAAGATGGTACTACTAATCAGATTTATATTAGGAGTTTATAATGGGTAAGGCTATTGGAAAGTTTGTTGGGGACATAACAGGAGCTAACCAAGCGCGTGATGCTGCAAATCAAGCTGCTCAGGCGCAAAGAGAAGCTGCCCTAGCGTCAGTGTTCCGTCCTGTTGGGATGTCTTCTAGGTTTGGTTCATCTCAGTTTGGATACGAAACTGTTGGAGGAATACCTAGAGTATCTTCTGCTCAGTATACTGTAGCTCCTGAACTAGCAGCGATTCAGAACCAACTCTTTGGTCTAACTCCGTTTGCTGCTCAACAGGCTGCTGAGGCACAACAAGCTTCTCAGCAAATTGGGGCAGGCGGTGCTCAGTTGTTTGGATTAGGGCAGCAGTACCTAGCTCAGTCTCCTGAGATGGCACGACAGCAATTCTTTAATGAACAGATGGCCTTGTTAGCTCCTGCTCGTCAGGCAGAAGAACAGCGACTGGCTTCCTCTGTCTTTGGTCGTGGTCGTGCTGGATTAAACATTGGTGGATCACAGCCTGAACTAGCTACCTTAGCAGGCGCTCGTAGGATGCAAGAGCTACAACTAGGCGCTCAAGCAGAGCAGGCGGCACAGCAAAGACAAATGTTTGGCTCTGGTCTCATGAGTCAGGGCCTTGGGTTGTTTGGTCAGCAGTACGCTCTTCCGGGTCAGGCTCTTGCTCCTCTCCAGTCCTATCTTGGTACTATCGGGACTATCGAAGAGATGGGTCAACAGCCTCTACAGCTTGGCCTACAGATTGGTGGAGCTGCTCAACAGGGCGCTTCTGCTGCTGCAGGATTACTCAGTCAAGCTGCTCAGACGCAGTACGCTGGTGCAAAAGACGCTGCCGCAATAAACGCACAGTTGATTGCTGGTATAGCACAAGGCGCTGGTTCGGCATTTGGTGGCGGGATGAAACGATAAGGATAATATAATGGCTAAGGTTTTTACTAATGAATTACTTGGGTATGATCCAGAAGAACGGAAGCGCCGGAGAAGAGAACAAGATGCTAAAATTACAGCTTCTCTATTAGGTGGAGACCCTTATCGGTCTATTGGTTTTTCTATCGGTCAGTTGTTTGGGGCAGGCGCTTCTAAGTTATTTGGGATAGAAGACACAGATGCTAAGCGAGAGTCTGATGTTTATGGTGCTATCTCTACTGCATCGTCTAGGTTTCCTGCTGGTTCTCCAGAGTACTACAGAGCAGTAGCAGAGGCTTTACCACAAACTGCTGAGTATGCTTCGTCTAGAGCTACTGCATTAGAGGCAGCACAAAAAGCAACAACAGACGAGATGACTTCTCTTAGGACAGACGCACAGTTCTATGAGAAAGCTCCTGAGCAAACTGGTGCTGCACTGGCTGATCTAGCTAGGCAGTTAGAAATCAATCCTAATAATCCTGTAGCTTTGAGAAGGTACAATGCTATTACTCAGGCTGGTGTTACAGGAGCTATGGAGCAGTTTCAAAAGCAAGAGACCGCAGCTACTGAAGCCTATCGTAAGAACATAGAGTTTTATAAGAAGAACCCTGAACAGGCAGCTACTAGGTTGGCAGAGCTGGCTGCTCGTATTGAGATTAATCCACAGGACGCGGCTGCTGTTTCTGAGTACACTACGATTGCTCAGGCTGCTTCGTCTGGTGCAATGGCTGAAACTGCACAGGCAGAGAAGGAAGCCTTGAGTGCGGAGAGCATACGGACAACTATTGCCAAGAATAAGAGGGAACTAGCACAGATTGGAGATAAGTTTGAGGCTGGTGATAGATGGAATGCTGAGCGACAAGCAGCCATAGATCTATTTGCAGCTAATAATCTAGATCCTAAGAAGCCTCTGAAAGGCGCTGCACTAGTAAATACAGAGCTAGTCAGAGCACAGAGCGTAGCACTGCGGGAGCCTTGGGGAGGTACAGCCCCTAGACCAGCGGCAGCAGCGGCTCCTAAGCCAGCAGAAGTTAATACTATTAAAGCAAAGGTAGAAGCGGCTGGTCAAGTATACGATCCAGTTAATTACGAATATAGAGAAGGTCCCGGAGGAGTAATACAGCGTAAACTTAAACAAAGAACTCCTTAAGGATACACAATGGCTGAATGGGAAATTATTACACCCGGAGTAAGGCGAGAGAAGAAGGAAGATGAGTGGGAGACTATCTCTGCCGCTGTTCCTAGTAGAGCAGTACAAGACCCGATAACTCAACAGGTCAACAAGCAAGCAGTTGAAAGCATTGCTGCTGCTATCCCTGCTCCAGTTAAAGAAGCTGCTGCAGCAGTGGGAGAGACTGTTCAAGAAGGTTGGGAAGCTTTACCAGAAGCAGTTAAGCAGCCGTTAAAGACTACTGGAAACTTCCTGTTAGATGCGATTGATTACCTGTCTCGTCCTTTTCAAGCAGTAGCTACAGGCGCTAAAGCAGCAGGCGCAGAGATTAAGAAGGAAGTTAAAGGCGATGAGTTATTTGCATTGCCTATCCTTGCTCGTGCTTTCTCTAAACCAGAAGCGGCTACTAAGGTTGGACAGGCTGCTCTACGCGGATTAAAGGGAGAAGAGAAGGCTTCTACTCAAGAGCTTCTAAGCGATGAGTTTAGAAAGTCTAATCCTGTAAAAGCTGCTGTCTTTGGTTTTGCTGGTGATGTAGTATTAGATCCTTTGAATGTAGCTAATCCTTTTAGCAAGGCTAAGAGTCTTATTCAGACAGCGACAGACAGCGTGTCTCTGCCTACTCGCCTAACTGACAATGAGCTATTCAGGGCCATAAACATCACAACTGGTGATACAGCCAAGGCTCAAGAGCTATACAATAAGTACAGGTTCGTAAGAGACAAAGCTACCAATGAAGGTGTGCGTAATGCTAAAGCCTTGAACAATGAGATCAAAGCACTATCTAAGCAGACTGGTATTCCTGTTAATGAATTAAAGGCAAAGATTGTACACGATATTGAGACAGGTTCGCTGAGTGACGATGCTATTGGGCAGATAGAGCAAAAGATTGTTGACCGTAATCGTGATATCTTAGAACAGCAAAGGGCTGCTGGGGTAGAGATTGGGGACTTAGGTGCTACCTATATGCCTCACGTTCTAACTAAAGAAGCAGATGACCTTATTAACAACGCTGGGGTTAAGAACTTCTTTGGCATTCGTCCGTCTGCTAAAAATCCTCAAGCATTGTCCAGAGAGATCGATGGCACAGTAGCAGAGATTAATGCTAAGAATCTCTACGGTTCTAATAAATTCTTTCAAGATGACCCAGCTATTCTACAAGGAGTCGCAGACTTCAGGGCTGCTAATGCAATTGCAGGTAAGAAGTTCTTAGACGATGCTAAACAGTTAGGTGTTCCTAAAGCAGAAGCACCAGCAAGTTACAAAACTGTCCCTGAAATCCCTGATGTTTCTTTCCCACCAGAAGTAGCTAAGTTATTAAACAGGTCCTATCGTGCGCTGTCCAACACCGAAGAAGTTAATAAAGTATTAAAGCTTTATGACGGTGCTCAGAACTGGTGGAAGATGTGGTCTTTAGGTATTCGTCCAGCCTACCATACTAAGAACGTAATTGGTAACGTATGGAATTCATATCTTGGTGGCTTGACTAATCCTGTTCGGTACGGAGAAGCTGGTGTCTTCCAGACTAAGCTAGCTAAGAATGATTTCAGTGGCAAAATTGTAGGCAAACCAGTGCAAGAACTATATGATGAGATGGCTAACCGTGGTGTGTTTGGTGAGGGCCAGTACGGTGGGGATATCGTCCGTAACTTAGAGAAAGAGATTCAAGGCGGTTCTCGTAATCCTTTTACCCTGTCCACAGAAAACCCTGTACTTCAGGCTGGTTTTAAAGTGGGCCAAACACTAGAGGATAATGCTCGTATTGCTCTGTTCCTAGACCGTGTTGCTAAAGGCCAGAGCTATGATCAGGCTGGTAAGGCAGTGCAGAAGTACCTGTTTGACTACGGCGATGTTAGTCCGTTTGAGAAGGATGTGCTCAAGAGGGCAATGCCTTTCTACACATGGTCGCGTAAGAACATACCTCTGCAGTTAGAGGCTATTGCTCTACACCCAGACAAGATCAATAAGATTAACTTAGCTAAAGAGAATGTCCAAGCTGCTTACGGAGTGCAGACTCCAGATCCTTCAGAGGTTCCATCCTATGTAGTAGATGGGATGCCTATCTATACAGGTAGAAGCGAGGACCCTGCTGTAGTGTCAGTATTCCAGTTACAAAACACTCTTCCCTTTGCTGACTTAGCACCGTTCTTTAAGTTCTTAAACACTACAACTGAGCCAGAAGCTATTGAGCGTGGTAAACTAGCTCCTGAAATATCCTCAGCATTAGCTAGTGTATCTCCATTGATTAAGGCTCCTATTGAATTCCTGTCTAACTATGATTTCTTTAGAAGGAAAAACATTAAGGACTTTGAAGGCCAAAAGGCTGATATGTTTGGGATAGAGATGCCTGTACATCTTGCTAAACTAGTATCTAACATCGTTGTCTTAAATGAAATTGATAGATTAAATCCTGCTGGGATCTTTGGAACTAGAACTAAGGATATCAAAACTGGGGAGATGACTACCACTCCTAGTATCTTTGGAACAACTAGAGAGACTCGTATGGATATGCAAGAAGATCAGAGAGTTACTCAGGCTCTCTTCGGTGTCAAAGTACTAGACTTAAACTTATCAGAAGTAGAGTTCCAGAAAGCTCAGAAAATAAGGTCTGATATCAATGCTGCTAAGGGTCTAGTTAGAAACGCATTAAAGAAAGAAAAGACAAGGGAAGCAGAAACTGCTATGGAGTCCTTGGAATGGTATACTAATCAACTAGATGTTCTTGAGAAAGAACGCAAAGCTAGAACCGGGAAAGACTAACCCATGAGTGAACCAGTAACACAAGCTGCCAAGGCTGCTGTCTCTGGCATTAGGGAAGCTTTAGCCGTAGGTAAGGAGCTAGAGGCTGTTACTAAGGACATTCAGGACCTTGGTAAGTCTGAGATCCAAGCCAGAGATGCCTACCGCCGTAAGCAAAAGAAGAGACCATCAGATACTTCTGTCTTCTCTGCTGTCGAGGAGTGGCGAGGAGTATACGAAATCAAGAAGCTACAGGACGAACTAAAGCAGGACATCATAGAGAAGCATGGTCAGGCTGCTTGGGCTGAGGTAGAGGTTATCCAGCAGAGAATCCTTAAGGACAACAAGGATTTAACTGATGAGTTTGGTAGAGACATACACAAACTTGCAATGCTCAAGTGGTACTGTTTTATCGCTGCTTTCATCCTAGTTAGTTTTGCCTATGTCATGGGCTATAATCCTTAAGGAGTTATTATGTTATCCCTTATTTCCTCTGCAGTTGGTTTCCTAGCTTCTGGTTTACCACAGGTACTTAGCTTCTTTCAAGACAGGGCTGACAAGGCTCAGGAGTTAAAGCTTGCACAGATGCAGACTGAGCGTGAACTAGCACTGGCAGAGAGGGGCTTCTTAGCCCAGCAGAAGGTCGAAGAGATCAGGACTGACCAGATTACCCTCCAGACCGATGCAGACCGCCAGAGCGCCGCTTTAGACCACGACAAGGCTATCATGGCTAGGGCCTCTAACTGGGTGGTTAACCTGAACGGGATAGTACGCCCAACAGTAACCTTTATCTTTGTCCTAGAGTTAGTGATGATTAACATAGCACTGACTTACTTCCTGCTGCGTGGTGGGCTAGGCAGTATGTCTGTAGAGCAGTTCATCGCAGCCACTGATGTCATCTTCTCTGAGGATGAGATGGCCTTGCTGTCTGGAATCATTGCCTTCTGGTTTGGTTCTCGTCAGTGGGGCAAGAAGTGAAAGTAAGCAGTTCCTGCATAGAAGGGATTAAGAAAGATGAAGGAGTACGATTTCGTCCATATCGCTGTCCTGCTTTACTGTGGACTGTTGGTGTTGGGCACGTTATTGATCCTTACCATATAAGGACACCATTCAATGAACGCAAAGGGCTTAGTATCCCTGATGGGTGGGATAGAGTTTTGTCAATGGCTGAAGTGGATAGAATCCTCGCAGAAGACTTGGCTACATTCGAGCGAGGTGTTCTTAGACTATGCCCTACAGGACTTACCCAAGGTCGCTTTGATGCCTTGGTTAGCTTTAGCTTCAATGTGGGGCTGGGAAACCTGCAAAGATCCACGATAAGGATGAAGC